GTTGAATAGACGATGTAGCAGTTAATGAAAACGTACTGAGCGTATCAGAAAAAGCATCAGAGGGGGTGCTCGGGTCTAGATCGGCAAGGCTTAGATCCCCTTCAGGAATAATCTTCTCATGCTTCGATGTGTAGAGACTCCACTCCAGAACAAAATCAGCGCCGCCCGACTGCTTTGTAAAGGTGAAGTCATCAGTAATGATATACGTCCCCTCAATCCCGCCATACAGGATGGTGGCTAGATCATTGACTTTGAAGTCAATGGTGCCAGAACCAATGCCTACGCCAGTCGTTCCGCCACTTTCAACAAGAATGCCGTGATACTTGCTGAGTACCTGCCACTCCACATCGTAGTCGGTGGCACTGGACTTGAGCAGCAGGGCTCGCTCAGCACCGCCTGCAGGCAGGCCCGTTCCATCAGCACCAGCAGGGCCTGTAGCTCCTGTTACGCCATCTGCTCCAGCGGCACCCGTAGCACCTCGATCCCCTTTGGGTCCTTTACTAGAAACAGAAACGCTACTGGAAGGAGTAGCGCTTACTGTTATCGAGGACTGACTGGGAGCGCTTACTGTAATGCTGGTACTATCAGAAACTGTAATCTCTGTAGACATCAACCCAGGGCTTTTGAGATGTCGGAGTTCACTTTAAACGACCCCTCCAGCACGGTTCTCTGCGTGTCGTCAACAATGTATTGAAGGTCGTATTTGTATCGAGCAGGTTCGACTTTCCGCATGTCCGCTGCAGATAGAAACAGCGTGACATTGCCGCTATCATCCAGGTCCTTAAAGGTGAAGTTGACCTTAGCCTGTTTGCCCTGGCCCACCGTGCCAATAATGATACCGTTGGTGTTTGCGATACCACCATCTACAATTAGTGCGTCGTCCGAATCAGCCTCACCGCCACCACCACCATCAGTACGTCTGAACAACGCGGTTGGCCGCCGAGCAGACCTGCTCCCCCTCACCTGCATAAGGAACTTGTACTGGTCCGTAGAAAGCGGCAGGGCTTCTCCATCTGCATCCTTCAGCGTCAAGGTCAATTCAAAAGTGTCTCCCTGGCGACAGGTGATGTCCAGCCTATCTGTGATATCTAGGTTTACACTAGCCATATCAAATCATTTTTGAAATATTAATACCTGCGTCAGGCTCAAGCTCTGTACGCTTGCCTTGACGCTGCGAAATCAGTTTGCTCTGCTCAACCGCCTGGTGCTTGACTCGATCATCCTTGCGGTCATCCTTTTGCCTCTCGATTTTTTTGCGATTCTGGAATTCAACCTCCGTGCCCTGACCCTGCATCTGTAGTTTCATTTGGGTCAGCTCCATCTCAAAGCCATGTTTGATTTTTGCCAGCTCGGCATCGGCCATGGCCTTGGCCTGAATCAGCTGGGCTTCGGCCTGCGCCTTGAGTTGGATCTCCTGCTGCTTGGCCTGCATCTTCATCTGCTCGGCCTGTTGAGCTTGCTGGGCCTGCATCTGCTGCATTTGTTGTTGCTGCTGCTGCAACTTATCCATACGCTTCTTGCGCCGCAAAATCAGCAGGCGTTCTGCTTGGTTGATATCCTTCAGGCTACGCACAGCGATTGCATCCTCCAGGTCAATCTCCTTTTGGTTCAGCGACATCTGAATGTTCTGCTCCAAGTAGGCCTTGTCCTTATCCTCCATGTCCTTCATGACCTGAACACCGAAGTTGTACATCGGCAGGTTGTTGAAGCTGGCGAGGACTTCCATGTTGGTCTCGCCAATCGCATTGCGATACGCCATATGGATGACTGACTCAACTGGCAGAATCTGCAGGCACTTGACCACGTCCTGACAGACCTTCTTGTACAGCACCATCGTAGCATTGGTGATGTCATAGGTCGCGTTGTTGGAAGCCTGGATAGCCTGCTGCTGAACGCCAACCAGCGCGTCACTCTTGGGGGTCGAAGCATCCACCACCTCATTGATCCCCGTGGTGTCACGGATCATGCGCAGGTAGTGGTTATACAGCGCAATGAGTTCGTTGATGTTACGAATCGTATTTCCGATTTCACGGACGGGCGGGTTTTGGAAACCGCCCTCGGGGTTCTTACTCCTATAGTAGAAGACACCCGTCTGCTCGTAGATGTCGTGAAGATCCAGAGGCTGGAGCTCACCACCTTTACCAAGCTGAACATTCTCCAGTCCCTCGATGTCAATGACCAACCCGTCAGGCTTGGCCTTGGCGATGGCCTGCTGGATTTTAAGATGGGTCAGTTGCAGCATGTCAGCAAAGCCAACGCAGCTGTCAACCATAGACTTAGGCATGTTGGCAACCAGGTTCGTTGCCACCACAGAGTATGACATGCGCGCCCGAGAAATGTCATGAACATTCTTAGGGACATTCGGTTGCAACCCGTAGTTAATCAGGTGGTCAGTACCCAAGACGTAGACGCCTGAGTAAATAACCTCAACCTCCATCTTGTGCGGGGTGCGGTCGTAGACACTGCCCTTCTTTTCCTTGTACTCGTAGCCCTCGTAGAAGAAGTTGGTGTTCCCATACTTGTTCTCTTTCTCCTCAAAGTACATGCAGTCGACGGAGACAAACTCAAACTCCAGGATCTCCACGCTGTGGCTGCTGAAGTTGTCTTTCTCCAAACCATTCGAGGTGTATGGGTGGTTGGGGTATTTGTTGGATGTGGAACGGCGGGACTTCTTTAACAAGTCTTTCAGCTGCTTGTCAGAGAGCTCATCGCCTGCCATACGCTTGAGCTCATCCAGCGTGACCTCACGCACATGACCAGCGTAGGTGATGTCACCAAAGAAAGGATCCTCGGTGTAGCTGTGCACGAAATGCACAGGGTCCACGTAGTCGACCTTGATGCCGTAGTTCGGGTCGTTGTTTCGTTTGACCACCGCCATACCTATGGCAGCCATATCGTTTGCGCAACGGCGGAAGGTGCTGTCCTCAAAATCATTCCACTGCAACGTCATGTCCGTTGCAATCTGGGCGGCCACCTCAGCATCAGTCTTGATGTTGGTGTCCATGAAAATCTCTGCCTCCTCCGCTGTCTCAGGGATAGCTTCGGCAGGTTGACCCAGGAGTGGCTCGCCAAACTGCTGCTCAAACTGTTGCAGCTGTGGCTTCATCTCCACGCTATTCTGGATGAAGTTCTTCTGTCTGTTTTTTTCGCTAGACGACAGCGGGTCGATGGCCTCCAGGTTAGGATGCAGGTTGCGAGAAAGAATCTTGTTGACTACGATCCGAACGAATTTCGGAAGCACTGGCACTGGAGTATAATCCAGATTCATCAGCGACCCCTCGCCATTGTTCGGGTCGTTTGTGTTCAGCAACTGCTTGTAGATCGCAGTATCCTGTGTTCCATTCGCGTAGTCCCTGTTCCGCGCAAACACATTCTTCCGACCTCCGTATGTACTGTTATTGTCCTGCGTATTCCCCCACTGAGATTCAATAGCTTTTGCGTATTTTAGCCCGTAAGATTTGCTCAGCTTCTCTTCCTGCGACACGAGCGGATCGGGAAATCCGCCTGGATTGCCTGGCGTCGTGTTATACATGTGGGATAATTAATTCCCACAAATATAACAAATCAACCGCGCACCTTATAGCGCCTGAAGAAGCGCTTCTCGTCAAAGCTAGACTGCACTTTCTGCGGCTTTACCTTCTGTGCCGCCAACAATGCCAGGCCAGAGCTAATGGTAAGGTCAAACTTGGTTCGGTTGCTGATGTCGTAACCGATCCAGTCCTCTAATGTAGTATTAAAATACATCTGCCCCATCTCCCCAGAATCCCTGTTAATACCAACATGATCGTGGATGAAAGCCTCAATCGCCTGAGCATGTGACTGAATGACGTCTACCGAGTTCGAGGGGATACCTTTTGTTTTGACCTTGACATTGGTGTTGGCGGCCAGCAGATGCTTTGGCCTATCCATGAGGTAGCCATCATACCCGCGCTGCTCAAAGTAGCGCGCAATACCATACTTGTTGTTCTCGATTAAGATCGGGTACCCGTAGAAAACCGCCGCCATAAGGACGTCCTCGTAAAAGATTGAAGCCAGTGGCGGACGGGAAGCGTACTCAAGAACAAACATATTAGCAGGTACTTCCATACTGAACTTGTTGTACAGATGGAGCGCACCTTTGGATCCTCTGCCATCCACAGTAGCATCGAGATCGTAGCTATCCACACCGCCGCAACCAAGATGGCCGTTAGGCGCGACCCGTTTCGTTCGGTCATACTGAGTTTTATTTCGTAATTCAGCTGGCGGCATCCAAGCTACCTTGAACCTGCCGTCAGATTTGGGCACAAAAATAACCTCAGAATCTTTCTCTCCGCCCTTCCAAACAAACTGTCCAGTTACCACAGGGTTCGGGTATAGCTCATCGTTGTGCTCGATTTGCTCGTAGATCTGTCCGATGTTGAACAGGCTGGCCTCGATACTATCCCTGAAGGCTTCATCTGTGGTGAATGGGAACTGCCTGATGACTTCGTTCAACTCACTGGCGTCATGGCGCAGGCTGTCACGTTCGTTTTTCAAAAAGGACTTCGCACCCATGTGGATGTACTCCCCGTCGATGCCCTCCACATTTGTGTCGGGGTCTTCAACTACGGGGCGACCATAGACATCAAAGAAACCTTCTAGGGATTCATAGGCTGGAATGAACAGCCGATACAGACCCGACCTGGTCCTACCATTCTTGTTCCTCTCCCCAGGGTCCGAATCCATCCACAGGTCCTTGTACTCTCTTCCCCCTTTTCCCATAGGGTTGACCGTACTCCCGACCATGGCTTTTCCTACGACCTTGCGACCGACGATCAAACAAGTCCTCTGGATCCTCCAGGCTTCTCTTATGTCTGTGGGTTTTTCCCATTTTCCAGCCTCATCTAAGTACAACAGATGCAGCTTCTCCCCGTCGTATGCGTTGTTGGTCGTGTTCTTCCAGTTGATCACCGTGTTCAAAGCATCACCAACATTCGCCGTCTTGTTCTTCTTCGTGATCTTCTTTGAGGGTTCGCGGAAGGCAAGCTCCATACGAGGGTTGGTAGTACCGTCCTGGATGGGCTTGAAGAAGAACGGGTACTTACGGAACATGGCCACCACCTTCTTCATGAAGATGTTTTCCTGAGCATCCTTACCCGTCTTACTCTGAACCCCGATCAGCTTGTCTTTGACCTGCGTGGCCTCATCAATGATCAC